GTCCGGGTTAGTGGTGCCGATCGTCTGGCAGTTGGTGATCGTGTCCCCGATCGCCTGCGTGTTCCACACCAGCGCCCCGGACAGGTTGTAGTTCAGCCGGTTGAGGTGGGAGTAGGAGATCCCGGCCGTGCGGAACTTGAACGTCAGGTCAGACTCGTTGCCGCCGGTGCCGCCGGAGTACATGATCTGCGCATCGAAGGAGTACTTGGTGTTGGCCTGGAGGTTGAGGAGCTGCAGGTGCGGGTCATCAGCCAGGGACGTGCCCGCATTCGAGGTGTCAGACGACTTGAGCACCCCGATAGGCCCGACGCGCTGCCGGTAGTCGGTGATCTGCGCGTTCTGCACGGACGACTGCACCGAGCTGATGGAGATCAGCGCGAGGGTGATCGCGGAGTTCGGCTCCGCCGGGGTGCCGCTGCCGGTGTCAGCCAGGACCGTGAAAGCGGCCTGGTAGCCGGCCCAGACACCGTTGTTCAGCTTGTCCTGCACCTGCAACACCAGGCGGTGAACCTGGGTGCCTGACCCCGGCGGGTTCGGCGTCGGCACGTTGACCGTGGCGTCGTTCCAAACCTGGTAAGTGCCCTGGTTGGTGGTGTCATCCCCGACAACGAACCCCAGCCCGGCCGGCACATCAACGGACAGGTTCGCCCCCGCGCCCCGTTGGACGACGTTGAGGTTAGAGAAGGTCAGGACACCCTGCTGCCCCCCGACGCCGGTCGAGCTGGTCAGCAGCGCCCGGTTGTACTGCCGGGCCTCCTGCGCGGAGTAGTTGATGGCAGAGTCGCCGCCCGCGGGCTGCAACCACACCGGGACATGCAGCGTCATGGCCAGGCCCTCCTAGAGCGGGTAGGCGCCGCGGAACGACAAGCTGGCAACCGCCCCGTCGTCCGCGTCGGTCGGGTAGTACCGGATCACGTTGAGGCCCGGGTTCATCTGCCACCAGGAGGAGGAACCGAAGTTCAGCAGCCCGGTCACATCCGAGAGCGGGTCGCCGTTCACCAGGGCCGACTGCGCCTGGGAATCCAGCGCCAGGTAGGACCCCTGCCCCAGTTGCAGCGCATCGGTGAACTCCAAGGTCAGGCCGGCGATGTCATTCGCCAGCTTCGGGCCGGTGCACGGCCCGTACAGCAGCCCAGTCCACTGCGCAGCCGCGGTGCCCGGGTTGATCACCTGCGATGGGGCGGGGGTGTTCGTCGGCGGGAACGTGATCCCCGCGGAGGTCACCGCCAGGCCCGGCACGTCAAAGACCAGGCCGGTGCCGGTCTGGTCGGTGGCGAACGCGTTGATCACCGCCGAGGTCACCAGGGCGTCCTCCCAGCACGCCCCCGGCACGGTCCAGTTGACCTGCACCGGCCACTGCGTCGGGTCCGTCCACGGTTTGGCGATGGAGTCGAACCGGAGGGTCACCTGCCGCTTCCCCGGCCAGGCATCGTTGGTGACGGTCAGCACCGGCCGCAGCCTGGGGTCCAGGAGCGGGGCGATCTCATCAAGGAACCCCTCCGGGGTCTGCGCCGTGAACTGCCCCGGGTACAGCAGCAGCGACAGGGACAGCACGCCCTCATCCAGGAAGGCAGTCGTATCAACCCCGCCGCGGGCACCCACCCTCGGCTCCACCTGCGCCCGCGCCGGCGCAGACGCGTCAATCCCCGCGGAGGAGACCCCGTCCCGCGGGTAGATGACCACGGTCAGCCCGGAGGACGGGTCGGTCAGGGTCATGCCGGTGAGGGCCATCTACCCGTTCCCTCCCATGCTCGCGGCCATGACCCGGAAGGCCAGCTTGCGGGCCACCAGCTCCGCGTCCGTCGCGTCCTGCACCACCAGTTGGTCCGCGTGGATCAGCGGCCCGCCTGTCAACCCGCCATTGACACCCCGGCCGCCGGGGCGGCCGCGGGTGACCCACTCCTGCAACCCGTTCTCCCCGAAGCTGTAGGACCGCCCGGAGCGCCCGATGCCTGTGATCGGCTCGGTGATCGGCCCGCCCTGCCAGTAACCGTGCCCCTGCCCGATGACGCCGAGCATCCCGGCCCTGCCGTACCTGTGGAGGGCATAGTTGATCCCAGCGAAAATATCGGCCAATCCGTTAAAAACGCCCAGGGACCGGAACGGCCCGGAGTAGGCCAGGAACGTGGACATGATCGTCTGAAGGACGCCCATGGACGGGTGGCCGGCAGCGGCGTTTGAGTCGGTCAAGTTGACGGCGAATCTGTTGCCGCCGGATTCTGTGGCGATCTGCCGCAGCCACATCCCCGTGTAGGACTTAGGGAGGCCGAGCATCCCCAGGACCTTCTCCACGGTGGAGCCCCACTGCGCCACCCCGGACCCGCCGCTGAAACCGAGCAGGTTCGCGATGCCGCCGAGCAGCCCCGACCCGAGCCCGCCGAGGGCGCGCAGGGCCCGGCCGGGGAGGGAGGAGATCGAGACCATCCCCTTCTCGACCAGGTGACCCAGCGCGGACGGGATCGACCCGAACACCTTGCGGACCATCCCGCCGAGGTTCCGGCCGCCGGACATGATCCCGTGCAGCAGCCCGGTCATGATGTGCCCGCCGAGCCCGAACATGACCTTAGACGGTGAGCTGATCCCGAAGAAATGCGTGACCCAGTGGACGATCGGGTTAACGATGTTCCCCTTCACCCAGGAGGCGATCCCGGCCATGTACCTGCGGATCCCGCCGAGGAGCCCCTTGACCAGGTTGATCCCGGACTCGACCAGCCACAGGCCGGCAGGCCGGAACGGGTCAATTAGCCGCTTGATAATCGTCCCGATGATCTTGCCTAGGCCCTCTGCGCCGCGGAGGATGCCGTTCCCCAGCCCGACCAGGGCCCGCCGGCCGAGGTCGTAGATCCGGATGGCCCACACCCCGATCCGGGTCGGCAGGAGGTCCAGCCATTTGCTCAGCCGGGCGAACGTCCCGGGGAACACGTCCCCGAACCCCTTGATAAACGCCCGCCCGATGCCCTTGACCGCCGAGTAGACGGTGTCAAAAATTGGGGTGCCGACTTTCTGGATGCCCTTGAGAAACGGGGAGAACAGTCGCAGCACCGGCACATGGCTGATGATCTTCTCCACGGGGCCGATGAACTTCCCCACCAGCCCCACGGACAGGACCGCCACGATCAGGTCCCACCAGTGGTGCTCCCAGAACGACGGGGAGAACAGGTCCGCGCCCAGGTTGGAGATGAACCCGATCGCGAACCCGAGGGCGTTCCCGCCGACCGCTTTGCCGATGCTCACCCAGTCCAGGTGCGCCAGGGTGTTGACCAGGCCGCCGATGAACACGGCCGAATGCTGCCCCAGCCACCCGAATGCCGTCCCCAGGGCATGACCCAGGGCCATCCCGAACCCGGATCCGGACAGGGCCGCGATGATGCCCGCCTTCAGCGGGGCCACGAGCTGGTCCCCGGCTGTCTTCGGCAACGGGTGGATCAGGTCCAGCATCGGTGACGGCCTGGCGTGCAGGAGGTCACCCGCATACAGCGGCGCGGGGCGGGGCAGGTGCAGCAGGTCCCCGGTGACCAGGTGCACGGGCTTGGGCTTGGCCAGGCCCAGGAACTGCATCAGGTCCTGCCAGTCCCGTTTGATCGCCCCCACCGGGATGATCGCGTTGAACACCTGCCCGACCCGGGACCCGAACGTGCCCACCGCCGGGAGGGCCCGGTTGACGATGAACGACACGAACGCGGTCACCGGCGGCAACAGGGCCAGCCCGATCCGCACACCGGCCGCCTCGATGATGGAGGAGAGCCGGTGGAACTGTGCCTCAGCGGTTTTGCGTTGCGCGACGACCGCGGCCCCGTATTTGCCGGTGGTGTTGTTGATCTGTGTCTGCTTCTTCTCCAGCACGCCGAGGTTGTTCAGCAGGGTCTCGATCGCGGAGGAGGACCGGCCGCCGCCGAAGGCGTGCGCGATCGTCTGCGCCTGCTGGACCGCGGACTGCCCGGAGGCGTCCAGGTGTTGTTTCAGCAGTGCGATCGCACCGACGAGGCCGCCGGACGGCCCCGGTTGCATCAGCTTCTTGGCCAGGTCGTCCGCGCGCAGGCCGATGGTGGACAGCGCCCCGGCGGCCTTAGCGGACGGGGCACCTATCAGCGACAGGGTCATCCTCAGCCTCGTGGCGGCGACCTCGGCGGGAATGCCCTCGTCAGTCATCAGTGCCAGCGCAGACCCCACCGACGACAGGGAGACGTGGAACGTGCGGGCTGCCGGGAGGATCCCGGAAGACAGGGACGCGATGAAGTCGGTCATGCGCATGTTCCCGGCGCCGATGATCGCGTTCACCGTCGCCGCGGTCTTGCCGAACGACTGGGCGCCCTTGATCCCGGACCGCCACGCGCCGGCGAGGGCACTGGTGGTATCCTCCAGGTTCGACCCGCCGACCGCCGCCAGGTCTGAGGCGACCCGCAGGGCCCGCATCGCGTGAACGTTGTCCAGGCCCACGGATTTGAGGTGGTAGAGGGCCATGGCCAGCTCGTTGGGGCCTTGCTGCGCGTGGGACTGCGCCAGGCGCAGGACCTCACCCTGCAACTGCTTCACCGCACCCGCGGACGCGCCGGCCTGGGTTTGGATGCGGGTCATCTCCGCCTGGAACGTGGTCCCCATCCGGACCGCCTCGGCGGCGATCGCCACCCCGGCGATCCCGATGCCGATGCCGACCGCGGCGAACGCCCGCCCGAACCGGGCCACCCTCCCCTCGGCGTAACCGGCCTCATCACCCATGTGACGGAACGTCCGGGAAGCCCCGTCACGGGCTACCACGTCATAGATCACGCGGGCGAACGTCACCGGGCCTCCCTTCCGTCCTCTAGGCGGGGCCTGCGCCCCGCATGTTCACTGGTGCTGCCACCGGCGGGCCTCCCAGCCCCCCCGACCCCTGGTGTTTCTGCTTCTCCTCGGCGGCTTCCTGCTCCTGGACCCAGGTGTGGTAGGCGTACCAGCCGGTCAGCTCCCGGGAGGAGATCCGGGTGAGGAGTTCGGCGACGGGGCACCCGAGGGCGAGGGCGAGGGAGTAGACGAACCCCCGCCAGGGGTTGACCCGAAATCCCGCACCAGCTCCTCCAGGTCCTCATCCCCGAGGCCGGACAGTTTGGATGCGGTGTCCCACAGGCGGGCCAGGATCGCCCCGGACAGGGCACCTACCGTGTCGTATTCGCCGTCGTGGAACAGCCGGTCGCCGTTGTCATCGACCAGGCAGCGGACAATCAGTTTCGCCCGCAGGTTGTCCAGGTCCCGTCCCTGCTCCAGCCGGCCGCCCTTGCCGGTGCGCATGATCACCGTGGATGCCTCGTAGGCGTCCCGGTCTTTCCCGGACAGGCCCCGCACCCGCACCGACCCTGACCACTCCGGAACGTACACGTCCTCGAATGGCAGATCGGTGTGGGTCAGGATCTCATCTCTTCCAAGCAGCCCCATCTAAAACGCCCTCCTTCCTCCGGTGATGTCCTCGCTGACACGGGACATCGCCCGCCCTACGGCCACCCGGGCAACCACGCCCATAGGCCGTACCGTGTTGTAGAAATACGGGTGCGGCGCCTGCGCAACCCACCTGTCGGTGTGACCGAACACCGGATGCCGCCACCGTGGTTTGGTGCCCTCCTCATACGCGGGGAGGGACCGCATCCCCGCGGGCATCAACTGGCCGTTGACCATGATCACAACCCCGGTCAGCCGGCCGGACGTGCGGACGTACAACTTGGTGGCCCGCTGCATCGAGGCCCGCAGCGACCCGCCCTGCCGCCGCACCGAGCCTGTCTTCGCCGGGATCGCCTGAATGGACCTGCGCACCGCGGGGACCATCGGTGCCGCGGCCGCCCGCAGCTCCCGGCGGAACAGCAGCGCCGTCCTCGGCTCATCCATCTCCCGCAACCGCCGCGCGACCGTGCGCAGCTCCACCCCCGACAGGGAGTGGAGCCCGAACGCTGAGGCCGTCCGCGACGGTGCGGGCACCCTAGGGGACCAGGACCCTGATCGCGGGCACCCGGGAGCAGGTGAAGGAGAACACGCACTGGCCGGGGTCATCCACCGTGGTGTCCATCGCCTGTGAATCGACGCGGGCAGGGAACACGTCCATGAAAAACCCGGTGGTGTCGCCTTCCCACAGGCACACCACGAACCCGGCGACCCCGTTGAGGAGCAGCGCCCGGGCGTCGTTGCCCACCTGGTCGCAGTAGATCGTCAGCGACGACCCGGCGGCGGTCTGCCGCCCTGGGACCTGGGAGGTGAACCGGGACCCCATGTCGGGGGTGTCCACCGGGTTGTCCGTGAGGGAGAACCCGGCGACGGCGGCGATCTCCGCGGACAGGTCGGTGCCCGCGTTCAGCTCACCCCTGGTGGGGGCGTTGTAGTTGGAGCAGGTGGTCAGCCAGTAAATCTTCCGCTTCGCTGGCGGGAAATACCTGTTCGTCGGGGTGAGTGGTGCGGGCGGCATGAGTGGTCAGCTCCCCTCTGGGTTGTCGCCGCCGGCCTTTCCGCCGCCGGCCTGATCGGAGCGGGCACGGGACCGCCCTGGCTTGGACTCCTCGTCGGCGCGGGCCTGGTGCGCGGCCAGCGCCTCCAGGTGCCCGTCGCGTTCGGTGGCCAGGAGCCACCCGGACTGCCGCATCATCGAGACCGCGCCCTCCGGCACATCGGAGAACGCCTCGCCTCCATCGGCCTCCAGGCCGGGGTGCCAGATCCTCATGATGCGGACACCCGCAGCACGAACACCGAAACGGTGGTGACGGCGGAGTAGTTGACCGCGGTCAGCCCGACCCCGTAGACGCCGTCCGGCAACGGGATGAACACCGGCGCCGGCGCGGCCAGGGTGGACGCCGGGACGCTGACGGTGCGGGAGGTCACACCCTGCCCGTCGTAGGTCGGGGTGAACGGCAGCGTCACCGTGATAGAGGACACCGAGCCGTTGAACACGACCAGGTAGAGGGACGCCCCGGTGGGGGCCTGGTCCCCCGAGGCGGCGGGGGCGGTCCAGGTGGGCTGGCTGCCCGCGTGGGTGATGCTCTGTGCAACATAGGTGGAGGCCATCGGTTCCCTTCCTTCGGCCTAAGTGGTGAACGCGTCAACGTCCACGTCGAACAGGAGGACCGCCTTGATCCCGACATCGAGGCGGACATACCGCAGGCCCCCGGCGCCGAGCCGGGCCTTGCCCTGGATAGCCCCGCCGAGGTCCATGTGCACGGCGAGGCAGGACCCCACTGCGTCACGCAGTGCGGTCACCGCGGCACGGGCCGCGGCGTAGTTGGAGTTGGTGTCCAGCACGGCTGCGGAGCAGTGGATCGAGAACGTTTCCCGCTCCCGCCCGCCGAGCCCGGCGAGGTCCGCTATGTAGTCGGCGGCGGTGTCAATCGGCTGGTTGTTCGCATCAATAGCCTGGGTGTCCCCGATGAAGATCGCGCTGCCCTTGGACTCATCAGGGACCTGGAGTGCGTCCCTGATGTCCACACCCGCGAGGTCCTGCCATGCGGGCAGGAGTGCCAGCAGGGCGGTGATCGCGGCGGGCAGCGCGGACTTCACAGGTTTAGACCTCCTGGATGGTGATGCCGGCGGCGCTGGCGATCTTCTGCGCCCGCGCGGTGGTGGTCGTGTTGGCCGGCTGGTTGTGCCACTCGTTGCACGCGCGCAGGGCCGCGTGGATCAGGCCGTTGGCCTGCCCGGTGGCGGGCATCCCGGTGGAGGCGTCCGACGTGCGGTTAGCAGTGTCCACGGTGATCGTCGTAAACGACCCTGAGGACTTGGGCTTGATCTGTGTCGCCACTGGTTTAGACCTCCTGGATGCCGAGGCCGACCGCGGCGAGGATCTTGGCCGCCTGCCCGTCAACGGTCGGGTTGGCCGGCTGGTTGTGCCAGTAGTTGACCCCGCGGAGGACCTGGTTGAGCTGCCCGCCGGTCAAACCGGCCATAGCGGCATGCGTTTTCAGCGTCCGCGCCGCCGAGTCACTGTTGATCGTGGTAAACGACGTAGTCGCCGGTGGTGTCCCGGCCGCGCCCAGGTTGGTGTCGGTGAACGCCGTCGTATTCGGCAGGACCTCCGCGACCAGGACATTCTCAGTGTTGGTGACGGTGCCCCGGTAGATGCGGATCCCCACGCACCGGGCCGACGCCGGCGGCGCGGTCCAGGTCAGGTTCGCGGACCCGTTCAGGGCGATCGCCACGGTAGCCTCATTCGACCCCTGCGACTCGCCGTTGACCCCGTGGTAAGTGATCTTCCAGAAATACGTCGCGGCGGCGAACGTGCCACCGCCGACAGCAGCTCCCACGGCCAGGCCGGTCGGCGGTGCGATCCCGCCGGGGAGGACCTTGATCTGCGTGTTCGTCATGGCTTGGTCCCTCTCTCCTCAGGCGAACCCGGGCAGTTTGTGCTGGTCCAGGAGCATCTGCGCCCGGGGTGGTGCGTGGTAGAACGGCGGCATCGCCAACTGCTCTGATGCCTGCTCCGCGATGTCCACCGACAGGCCCCGCGCCGGCGTGTACAGGTCCCGGATGATCTCCAGGATCGCCTCAGCGATGTCCTCGTGGACGATGCTCACACCGGCGGTGTAGGTGGCGTGCCACGGCCCGTACCACCAGTCGAGGAGCGACCTGAGGTACACCGTCCCGGGGTACGGGTTGACCACGAAGTCGCCGTTGGCCAGCGACCAGGACGGCCCGTTGGGATAGACCGAGGCGATCGCGGTCACCGCCTGGTCGTTCAGCGCGGGCCCGTGGGGGAGCCGGATGATCGGCCGGTAAGCACCCGGGATCCAGTCGTTGGTGAACACCCTCGGGACCAGGGTGCCGACGATCCGCTCCGCATACGCGGTGGCGGTCCCCATCAGCGACCGGATCCGCTCAGTCCTCGCCGGGTCAGTGACCCCGAGGTGGTCCGTGGTCTCGGCCAGGGACACCGCCGACCGGAACGACCGGGCATTGATGTAGTCCACCTTCGGCGGGAACGCCGCCCCGCCAGACAGGGTCCCGGACCAGGCGAACTTGGTCAGCCCCTCCTGCCCCAGCGTGTACGGGTAGATGAGCAGCCCGGTCGCCGCGGGTGGCAGGGTGACCGGCGGGTTCGGGCCGACCCCGGACACGTAGACGGTCTGGTCCGGGTTGGTCACCGTCAGCACCGCTGTGACCGGGTTCACCGGGGCACCTGTCGTCGCGTCCGTCAGCGCCAGGGTGGCGGTGTAGACGGTGCCAACGTCCAGGCTCACAGCGGTCCTCCGGGGATAACCACATCGGAGGAACCTGCGCCGGCAGTCACAGCGATGGTGCGGCCGCTCCCCGGTGCTGCGCCGGTGACCAGGGCCCCTGGTTGCCCGGGGGCTGGCCCGGCGCCTGGCCCAGCGCCGGGAAGCGGTCCCCCGCCTATCGTCGCGGTTCCAAA